CCCAAGCGCAGGCGGTTCAGGCAAGGATGCTCAGGAAGTAACATTCGTTCTACAGGGAACAGCAAAGCCAACCCTAACAATTTCGTAATCTAACCAACGGGAGCAAAGATGAAAAAAGCAATCACAATTAAATATCAGTCGGGGGATCAGGCTACTTATGTGGCCTATCCACCGGACTTTGCCAAATGGGAACTTGCCTCGAAGAAGTCGATCTCAGAATTCTCAGGAATGTGGGACATCTTATTCGTAGCACATAGCGCCATGAAGCGAGAAGCTGCTGGGCAACCAGTCAAGCCTCTTGAAGCGTGGATGGAAAGCATCGAAGATATTGATGTGGACTCTGATAGCCCAAAAGCCATAGCCGCGGAAGTATCGGCAGACTCCTAGTCGAGTTAGCCATCGCAACTCATATCCCGATGAGGGAATGGGAATCAGCGGAAGATATTTTAACGGCGATCGAGATATTACAGGAAGGGAACAATGGCTGATGTAGATGTCCAAAGAACCTTTCTGGTTTATGACAAGAAGGAACTAAGGCGAATAACAGGGGCTTTCAAAGCCATGTCTGAAGAAGCTGTAACGCAAGCCAGAAAAGAATCTTCTGCTCTGGCTGATTACGCTGGGCGTGAAATTGTCAAGGCCTCTTATGTTGCCCCTAATCCCAAAGTAGCGCTTCGCGTTGCTCAAGGATTCAAAGTTTCAAAGTCTAGTAAAATCGGAGAATTGTCTTTTGGCTTTGCTGGTCAAAAGTTTTCTGGCGGCGCTACTACTCAATTCAATTATGCCAAACAAGGCGGCAACGGACTATTGGCTGGCGCTGAATTTGGTTCAAAGAATTTCAAGCAATTTGCTGGAAGAAGTCCAAGATACGGCAAGCGCGGCAATGAAGGTTATTTTATTTATCCAACTCTCAGGGCGCTTCAACCATATTTAATTGAACAATGGGAAGAAGCATTTTCTAGGATAGTTAAGGAGTTCGACTGATGGCTGGTAGTAGAACCCTCAAACTTTCCATCCTTGCCGATGTTGATGATCTACGTAAAGGATTAAATACTGCTGACAATGAAGTCTCATCATTCGGTGACAAGATTTCAAAGTTCGGCAAAGTCGCTGGCGCGGCATTCTTAGCCGCTGGCGTTGCTGCTACTGCCTACGCTGGCAAGTTAGCCATCGATGGCGTGAAGGCTGCGATTGAAGATGAAGCGGCTCAGTTAAGACTAGCCACATCTCTTAAGAATGTTACTGGCGCAACAGATGCCCAGATCAAGGCTACAGAGGATTACATCCTCAAGACTACTTTAGCAACAGGCGTTACAGATGATGAACTGCGCCCATCTTTAGATCGCTTAGTTCGATCAACTGGCGATGTTCAAAAGGCTCAAGAACTTCAGACACTAGCTCTCAATATCGCAGCAGGTACAGGCAAGTCTCTACAGACAGTCTCAGAAGCCTTAGCAAAGGCTCACGATGGTAACTTCACAGCTCTTAAGAGACTAGGTGGCGGCATCGATGAAAACATAATTAAGTCTAAAGATTTTGATGCAGCACAGCAGGCTCTCTCTAAAACTTTTGCCGGACAATCATCAATCCAAGCCGAGACCTTTGCTGGCAAGATGGATCGACTTAAGGCTGCATTTAATGAAGGTAAAGAGCAAGTCGGGTCGTACATTCTTGATGGCCTAACTCCCCTAATCTCAGGGATCGTTAATAAAGTTATCCCAGCAGTTCAATCTTTTATCAGTTCAATCGGTGGAGAAAAGGGGATCAAGTCAGCCCTATCAACTTATGTAGATTTTGTTAAGAGTGTATTTGGCCCAGTTCTAGAGGGACTTAGATTTGCATTCAATAAGATTAAAGATGCCGTAGAAGATAATAAAGAATCATTCAAGGCTTTACTGGACTTCCTCAAGGTACTTGCTCCCTATTTCGGTGGGGCTCTTAAGTTAGCCATTCAGGGAATCGGTATCGCTCTTTCGGTCGTGGTCAATCTCGTTGCAGACTTGATCGATGGATTTAGAACTCTGATTAACCTTGGCTCAAAGATCGGCGGTGCTATCGGTGGAATGTTCGGCGGCGGTCGAGCAGCTGGTGGTCCGGTATCGGCAGGGACAACTTATCTCGTAGGCGAGAAAGGCCCAGAACTCTTTACGCCATCTCGCTCAGGAAACATCATTCCTAATGGCTCAATGGGTGGCGGTTCTAATGTCATCAACATCACCGTCAATGGCGCAATCGATCCGATCTCTACTGCTCGTCAGATAACTCAAATCCTCAACCGCGAAGCAACCCTTTCAGGAACATTCAACAAGGTTGGAGCATCGCTTCTGGTGGGTGCGTAATGCCTTGGACTCCTCAAGCAACAATCTCGATCGATGGTGTAGATCGTAAGTCGATCACCTTGGCCGATGTCCAGATTTCTTATGGCCGCACTTCAGTATGGGAACAGGCTCGATCTTCTTATGCTCGGATAGCCATCCTTAATACTGCTGGCACAGACTATGACTTTCAGATGAATAACATCGTGGCAATCAAGGTTAAGAATGTTGCTGGAACAGATGTCACAATCTTCACAGGCAAGATTACTAGCGTGGACAATAACCTGGCTGGATCAGGAACTATTGGAACTAACGCAGTTCAGACAATCACAGCGGTAGGGCCATTCTCCCAGATGTCTCGCAAGATCATCGGCTCATCCAACTGGGCTAAGGAAATGGATACGGTTCGCATGACTCGCATCTTCAACGATGCCGGACAAACCATCGATGTCGTAGATAGTCCAGCCATCTATGAATTTGCTGCTAGAACTGGAAGCGCGGCAGATGCCTATTCACTAGCTGCTGACTTTGGCCAGCAAGCCTTCGGATATATCTATGAGACTTCTCTAGGCAAGGTGGGCTTTGCTAACGAGTCTCGCCGCACAAACGATGCCAAGGCTAACGGCTACACAGTCATTCCAAATGGCTACATTCTTTGGAACAATGTCTCAAGCCAGAAGACTTTGGCAGACATCCTAAATAACCTAACTTTGACCTATCATTCAGGAAGCAAGACTGCTACAGATGCAACAAGTATTTCAGACTTCGGCCAGGTGGATGGATCGATCTCTACTACCCTGCACAATGCCGCAGATGCTCAGACTCAGGCAGATCGTTATGTAACCCTTCGAGCCTATCCACGAACTTCCCTTAGCTCTTTTACTATCCCAGTTAACTCGACCAATGTCAGCGATGCGCTTCGAGATTTCCTGATTAACATGAGCATGGGCGAACCAATCGAGATTACAACGCTACCAATCGCTTTGAAGAACACGACTTATCGTGGCTTCGTTGAAGGCTATACATTCTCAATCAATCAATACGAAATGATGGCAACACTTAATACGACCGACTACACCTACAGCTTCACTCCAACCCGATGGCAAGATGTCTCAGCGGCTCTTACATGGAATGGCGTTGGGGCTACGGTACAATGGGCTACTTACGATGACTAGGGGTAAGCGTGGCAACAACAACTAACTTCGGCTGGACTACGCCTGATAACACAGGCTATGTCAAGGATGGCGCTCTGGCTATCCGTACCCTTGGATCAGCGATCGATACTTCTATGGTCGATTTCAAGGGCGGCACTACTGGGCAGGTTCTTCAAAAGGCTACTAATACAGACATGGATTTCGTCTGGGGAACAGTATCTTCAACCCCTCGAATCGGTCAGGTAGTTCAGGCAATTACTACCACTAGCACAATCACGGCTTCAACAACCTATGTCGATGCAACGGATATAACCGCAAGCATCACTCCAACTCTTAACACTAGCAAAATCCTAGTCATGATAAATTTCAAGGGTGCAACTGATGGCAATTTCAACGGTGCTCCAGGTGCTCAATATCGATTAGTCCGCGGTTCAACTGCTGTTTATGATTACGGCGTTCATAACTTCTTAACTGGTATAACTACTACCGTTGGCGTTAATGGCTTTAAGTGCGCGTTAATGTATCTTGACTCACCAGCAACTACTTCAGCAACAACTTACAAACTTCAACTTCAAAAGACTGGCACAGGAACTTCGGCAACTGCTGGCGGCAGCGATACATCGATCATTCTTCAAGAGGTACTCGTATGATATTTAGAGCAATCGCATCACTTCGTCCAGGCACAGAATTCACAATGAATAACGATGATATTAAGACAATTGTCTGGCATACAGAAGGGGTAACTACTCCAACTAAAAAGCAGATCGATGATGAAATCAAGCGTTTAGAAGCTGCTGAAGTGGCTGAAGTCCAAGCCAAAGAAGCTGCTAAGGCTTCGGCTATTGCTAAACTTGAGGCACTTGGACTCAACCTTGCTGAGGCACAGGCGATCATCGGCTAATGAAACCAAGACTATGCAAATCAGGCGTGATCCTTCGTGACCAAATCAACCGATCGTTTGCCGATCGTGATACGACTAGCGATGGGTGGGTCGGGGACCTCAGACATAGTTCTCGCAAGTCTGATCATAATCCAGATGCTAACGGTGTCGTATTTGCCATCGATGTTGACCGCGATTTATCCGGTAAAGCCAAGCCCGACATCATGCCCGATTTGGTTGATCAGATTCGACTCTATGCAAAG